AACATAAGACCAAGTAACTTTATATGTGCCATCATATCGGGGATCCAATGCTAATTGGGCTAAGCCATCAGGACCGTAAACATCCAGAAGGGAATCTCCAGCGAGTTCTGCAGACTGCTTAACAAAATCTGGGTCATTATCGATGACATAGTAAACCCCAGTTGATGGATCAATAACTGGGATTTGAATCGTTTCCCTGTCAGCTTCCCAATGTGTATCATCTGGTGCAACACCCCAGGCGAAATAATCGGAATTGTTATAATTCTGTTGTACCAAATAATTGAGAACGAATCTCTCACTATAATTGCCACCCCGCCACGTAACCAGGGCATCGTAGGCGCCCTCAGACACTGTTAAAGCCAGTTCTACAGCTGCAGGGTCGACCACTACTAAGTCCATGTTGCTTGTAGGGAATCCGCGAATATAGCCGCCTTCTCGAGCAGGATCTGCTCCTCTCTCAGCGTACCGCATCATGGATTTGGATCTAGCGAAGGTATCGGTATTGATAGTCCAGGTAACGGCATCTGCCATACCCCCACCCTCAATCATAGTTGTTAGGATAGTAGAATCTAAGGTATTGGGACTCCCCTCAAACAGGGAAGAGGATCCCGCATAAGCAAAGTACTTCTTTTTGCTGCTAAATAACCCCATGAGTGTTCATGAGAAGCCGCCAGAGAGGATGGACGACGCTGTGGAAGCGGCAGAACTAATCAGAGTCGTTGCAGGACCATGTAAAAGAACATCTGCAGGCACTTCCTGAACAGATTGGAATACGGCATCATAATCAGCATGCAACTTGGCGGATTTAACTTGTAGGTCCCCAGCAAAACCAAATCGTTGAGCCTTTAACAGGGTCATTTGTCGACCAATAAGGCTGTCAGCATTAGCTATACCGGCTTGAGTATTGGCATTTTCTGTTACGATCTTGGCAGTAAGGAATTCAATCTCTTTATCAATCTTGAGACCCTGCTTAGTCCACAGAGCTTGCTGAGCAGTCATGTGTACTACTTCAGCATCTACCTTGAGCTCATTGGCATCAATAAGGTCAATTTCTGCCTGCAACTTGGTTGCCTGCAATGGAAGGATGTTTTCAATCTCATACTTGAGTTGTAACTTCTGAAGTTCGACTAATTCGATATCTACTTCAATTTTCTTTTCTTGTGTCTCAGTTAAACTGATTTCTGCCGCCATTTTCTCTTGTTGATCTTTAAAAAGCAGAGTACCCAGTAAGTACTGGGTAGTGTTCTGCATGACACCATTAATTGCCTGAATGTACACTTTCGCGTAATCTGTACCGCGAATCCTTTGCTGGTTATACTCCTTATCTAAATGAAAAGCCACTGATTGCATCAGTTGGTCGAATAAACCATCATTTAGCGCCAGATTTGTGTACTGGGGATATGTAGGTACTTGTGTACTTTCAGGCAATGTAGACATGTGTCAGTCCTATAGGCCGGCTTGAGCTAGTGCTTGGCGTTTACCTAATGCATCCAGCTCTTTTTCGGTAAGAGGTAGGAGATCTTCAATCGCAAACTCTTTAATCAGTTTGCCCTTACGTATATCAGGAGCACCTGGACGATCACTTTTTACTGTGATAAAAATAGTGCATTCTCGTTCCTTCAGTACATCGTAAATGATCTGCGGAACATGGTAAGGTTCGCCGTTAAAGGGAATGAATTTCTTGAATGTGCCCAGCTTTGCTGAACCAGTAGATATAATCTCACCAGCCCATTCTTTTTTATTCGGATTCATACATTGTAAGCGAATACGCCGTAATCGATTAACCTGAGTTCTTGCTTGCTTTTTCTTCCATAAATGGTATTCGTATTCACTCATGGGTACAGCAGCAAGATTTACAGTAGATGGGAGGTGGGAAATATCTGGTAATCCGTTTTCAGCTACTACCTCTTTGTTGGGAGTAGGTGGATTTGCGACTAGGTGCGTATTAATTAACGCTTGGAGCTTGTCAGCACCGAGTCTGTGGTGGAAAGGGAGTCCAAGTTCTGTAGCTTGGGTCTGAAGTGCGTTTAATTTTGTATCGGTCATGTCAAGTTCCTTTTATCCAGTCTAGTACTATTTTGGGATGGAACCGCCCACCGGAGTGGGCGGATTCCGTGTGTGTTGAACTCCTATTAGAGAGTTGCAACCGTCTTCAAGAGGGCAATTCGCTCGCTGCGAAGGGCCATGAAGCCGTAATACCATTTGATTGAGTAGAACCCAACCTCACCGTACGGATCATTGCGATCAGCGGTTTCACGTCCAGGTTTCTTATGAGTGATGGTAAACTTAACAGTTTTGCCATCAGTCTGGAAACCGATAGTTGTGAAAGAGCTATCACCAACAACCAAGAACGGGTAAACATTAACAGTAGCCGTACCTGCTTCGTTCTGTGTCCAGTTAACAACCTCATCGGAAGTATCTCCAACGGCTGCACCAGCTGCATCCCAATGCATCATTTCCGGCACAACAATCACGCGGAAATTAGCAACGGCACCGAACTCACCACGAGCGATATTGCCAGCATTTGCATACTGCGCTACAGGCAAGAATGCCCGATCACTATGGTAATCAGTCATACGCATAAGAGCCGGTTGCAATTCGCTACCAATATACGCATAACGAGAAGCATTGATTACCCGGGTATCAGTCATCCGAGAACCAGCAATCAACTTGGTATGCTTCGGTGTACGGTTGTTATCTAGTTCGATATCCAATTTTACAAGGTCATCGTACTCAATAACATCCTCAGCATTGGCTGCAGCAGTACCGCCACCCAGAGTGACAGTGCTGGTAGCATCGCCTGCATAGCGAACTACGCCGGCTGCATTCAAGAGGTCGATCTGAAGTTGATCTTCCGTGATTTCATTGGCACCCTTAACACATTCAGTTGTGATGTGTTGTAAGAGTTCGTCGTCGGTATCAAAATCCAGAGATTCTTGAGTATATTCGTCGAAGAAACCGAACTTCTCAAGACTACCTGTAAGTACCAAACGCTTGTGACCAACACGATTCACACGGCCACCGAACTCTGTCAGGGCTGGGATCTTCGCGGTGATAGTACCAACGTCTTTGCTAGAACCATACAAGTTACCGAAGTTGGTGAATTCCTCACCAGTTGTTTCGATAGTCTCAGTCCAGCCAGCAGCTTCGAGAACAATAACAGAAGCGGCATAGTTGGCTGTAGAGGAAGCCACGTAACCGTTCATAATTGCCCAACCGAACTGCTCACCTTCGGAGACGTTCTTGGCTGCAGCGAGAGCTGCGGCATGGTTAGCACCAGTTGCCTGGCCGAGGAAGTAGTAAGTCAACCCACCTTCAGCAGACGGAGCTACTAATTTGGTGACATGATTTACAATTGTGGTTGCCGCTACAAAGTCAGCCTGTAAGGAATCACCAAGAGCATCAATACCCTGGTCATTCGCATTACGGTTGTCAAGTATAGGCATGTAGTGGAAGAGTTTGATTGTCTTACCCATGTTTTTAGGCATGTTGGTAACATCAGCAAGCTGACCAAAGAACATCTCTTTAGCAGCTTCAACCAAAGCTTTTCTACGGTAAAAATCCTGACGGATCTGGGCGCCAACGTCCGAGGCGGTCCCGCCTATAGGATCATTATAGCCATGTGGGTTTTCGAAAGGCATCATCTTTCTCCTTAATTACTGGGTCACGGGAGCGTTGACACATCAAACTTTAAAACATCCTCATCGGACATTTTTGAAAGATCTATCTTAACTTTATTCCCATCACCAGCTGCACCACCAGTAGGGCCTGCAGCACGTCTGCGATCACGCAAATTAGAAGATTCGGAACTATTCCCATCTTCCTGCGATCCAGAACCCTGTGCTGTACCCTGTTGGCTGCCATCAGAAGAAGATGATTCGTCAGAACCGGGGGTTTTGAAACCACCGGCCTTATGAATTGCATCCCCTATCTTATAGTACGCTTCCAGGTCAGACAGGCCCGCTAGACGGTTAAACATGCGCTCACTTGCGACTTTATTCATAATCTGGTCATATAGACCGGAGTCGATGTGCTCATGTAACGTAACAATCAAACCGGGATTGTCTTTCAGTGTTTGCTTACTCTTCGTATCCAATTGTTCGGAGATAACGTTAACTGTCTTATCGAAACTAGGAGAGTCCTTAATACTATCTAGAACTTCCGTAACAGCTAATTCTTCATCACCAATCGCATGGTCAGTGGGAGAGTAAGACTCTTCACTGTCCTCAAGATTTAGAGACACCGGATCAATGTCTGCACTCTTGAGGAGCTTTTTAATTGCTTCTGGATTCTTTTTATCCAAGTCAATCAAAAAGTTGATCTTTTTAGGATCGAGAAGCTGAGCCTTTTCTAGAGTTCGCAATGTCCGCAAATAAGGTTTCATACTCTCCATCTTCCGAGAATAATCCACACCCATTTGCATCAATCGACGGGCATCCTCAATATTATCGAGGCTTATCTCCCGCTTTGCTGCTCTAAAGGGAGCCATCAGCTTCCCATATTCCGATTTGTAGTCTACATTATCTGAGTCTGAATCCTGTTCCTCACCTTCTTCCGAACCTTCCTGCTCTGAAGATTGGTCATCTTCAGAGGAAGTTCCGTCGCCAGTTGAGGCAGCACCCTGATTATCAGTTCCTGCATCCTCTTCTTCGGAGGTAGAACCCGTATCAGTGCCTTCATCATCTGAGGAACCTGCTTCGGCCGCAGCACCATCTGCGTCTCCGGAGGGGTTTCCCTGGTCAGATTCTTCACTGCCGGGCGTTTCCGTAGATCCTTGACCTTCTTCAGATTCAGAATCTTCGTTCGATTGATCCTCCTCAATAACAGGAGGACCATCCATATTCATAATCTCTTCATCAGAGAGTTCAGCCAGGTTTACTGGCTTCGTATCAGTTGTCATGATCTAAACTGTATCAACATCAAGGTGCTCTTGCATGAGCTCCGAGTGTGTTTCCTCATCAGCAACCATGGCTTGTCGTGATTGATCAGCCAATAGCTTAGTGGTAATAAAATACTGTTGAAGACCACCGACACTAGTAATGATATCCTCAATCATCTTCGCTTGTCCAGCATTCTGTTCCATATAAACGCAAGGATTAGAACGTGCGGATACCACTCTAACAGCTTCATCTCGAAAATATCCTTGCAGAATGACGGCCTGAAAATCCTTATTTGCGTATAAACGAGATACAGCGTCATCGAGGGCAATATTTGCTTTTGCGGTCTCGAGGCTAATTTCAACGTTTCGAATATCCTGTGCTATTTGGTTCATATCTTATCTTCCTTTAAGTGGGCGTACTGGCAGTATTGCCGTTGTCGCCATTAGTAGAATTCTTTGCTTTTTCACGTTCAAGTCGAATGTTGCCATCGGCTTGAGCACCTTGTAGCTCTTTATCCCGTTCTTGCTTTGTTCCAGACTCTGTTTCCACAAACTCTAGATCTTCGTTATCTGCTTTCGAACTTGCTAATTTCGCATTAGCTAAATCAAGTTCTGCTTCAGCATAATTCTCAGCTGTTTCAGATTTCAGTTTCTCAACTTCTGCTTCAGCCTTTTCAATTTCCAATTCAGCTAATCTTTCAGCTCTTGGATCAGGTTCAGGCTTGTACTCCTCAATTCGTTTGGCCAATTCTGGCATTTTACGAAGTCGAGCAATCTCTTCCATTATCATGAGAGAGAAGTTAGCTGGTAAGTTATTACCTACCGTTTGTAGCATGAAGGCTAGTTCTTGGGCTTTCGCATCATCTGCTTCCGGAGTACTAATCTTCAGCTTAACATTAATGCGGCCATCTAGGTCTTCTCGGTTGATTGTAACAAACTTTTCATTGGTAACGCGAACTATTTCTTCTTCTGAGAGAAATACTGCGTT